CAGTGGATAGATATCGCCGCCGATCTGCTCGAACTCCTCGGCATTGCCCTTTTCGGCCTTGCGGAATGTCCGTTGCCGGTAATGTCCGCCCTCGTCGAGGTCGAGCACGCGCCATTGCTTGACGCATTTCGCCTTGAACTCGTTTTCGGCCTCCTCGATTTCTTCTTCGAGGACGACCATCGAAAGCATCCAGTAATTGCGGATCCGCTCGTATTTCCAGTTGATGATCGTCTCGGCCTTGTATTGCTTGAGCATCGGCCGCAAGCCCTGATCCTCTGCCGCCTTGACCGATATCGCGGTAACGCCTTCGATCGCCGGATGATCGACGAGGATGCCGACGCGGCCAGGACCGAGGATTTCAAGCGCGGCCTTGCGGGCAAAGGTTTCGAGCGAGGTGCCGGCCATGTCGATATCCTTCGCCATCGCCTCGACGCTCGATGCCAGTTTGGCTTGCGGCGGCTTGCGGAACATCATACCCAAGAGCCCGCTCATCGTGCGCCAGGTCGCGTTGTAGAACCCCGCGCGCTTGCGGTAAGCGTTGTAATCCTCCGTCTCCTGCGCGCCCAATTTCGGCAGGTAGGTTTCGCCAGCGGCATGGACCGCATCTTGCCCTGCGGCGGCATCGCGGCAGCGCTTCCACTTCGGCGCGAAGGTGGTGTAATCCTTGTGGCGGGTGTTCACATCTTTCATTGCCTTGCTCCTAAAATCCGCCAATTTTGACGGTCTGCATGGCCCTGGCCCGCACAGGGTATCGGTAAGCGACGAAATAGCCCGCCGCGTCGTTTAGATGGTCGAACCCGCTTGTCTTGTCGGGCTCGCCGTTCTTGTCGTAAGCCTGCTTTTCGAGCGCTTCGACAAAGCCGGGGCAGCGGTCGATATTGATCTTGAGGCGGCGTTCCTCGACGCCTTCGACCTGCCTGCAAATGACGAGGTTCATCGCGTTCACGCGGTCCTTTACGGCCGGGTTCGACGGGTTCACCAGCACGTTGAACCGCGCCTGTCGGAGCAAGGCGATATCGCTTTCGCTTGCATTCGCGCTGCGGCGGTTATTGCCGCTCGCATCCGGGTAAATGTGGATCGCGTGGCCGACATAGCGTTGCTTGATCGTTGCGATCAGCGCAGGCGTGTCGAGAATGCCGGTCAGCTCGTCGACCGCGTGCGGCAAGCCATCGCGCAGGACGAACACCACGCTCGCCATTTGGCCCACGTTGAAATCCTGCCCGATGTGCAGCGGCTCGCTTGGCTGGATGGTTTCGCGTGAAGCATTTGCCGCCCGATCGAACTCGGGATAGACGCTGCCGCTGGTAAGGTTCACGAACTCGCCTTCAAGGTATGCGGCGAGCAGGGCTGCAGGGTAGGACGCGCGCAGGCTGTCGATATAGCCATCGGGCAGATTGGCGGCATTTTCCTCGGTCTTGGCGCGGATCAGCTCGTATCCGGGGGCAGGCGATTTCTGCCAGCGCTCATAGACGAACTTGAACCCCTCCGGCGTGGTGGCGACGCCAACCGTGTTTTCCATCCCACACTTCTGCCGGTTGCGGGCGATGATCTTATTCCACGCATCGCGGGCCTTTTCCGTGGGCATGATGTCGATCTCGTCGACCAGGCTATGCGCTACTTCGTATCCGACGATGCGGTGCGGCTGCTCCATGTTGCGGAACAAGATCCGGCCCGCTCCGGGGAACTCAAGCACGCCAGCTTGCCGGTTTAACTTGTAGGCCCACCCTTTGCGCTCGCACAGTTCGGGGAAGCGCTGGAAAGCAATGTCCTCGATCAGCGGGTAAGTTGGCAGGTAATAGGCAATGTCGTTCGCCCGGCACTGAATCTTGAGCCTCATCGCGCGCGTCATCGCCGCGGCAGTCTTGCCCGATCCAAAACCGCCGACGAAGCAGGGAAAGCGGGCGTTCGATAGCGCGAAGATCCTCTGTGAGTTGGTGAGGGTGCGCTTATCGCCAAGTGTTGGATCGTGTGCCGTCATGCCAAGTCATCAATCCCGACTGGCAAGACAGCCAGAACGCCGGCATGTTCAACTCGATCCGTGAACAGTTTAAGGTGACGACCAAGATCGACGAGAGCCGCGCGTTTGTCGTGAAACTTGACCTTAAGCCCCCCTTTATCCGTCATCGAAATCTCGGAGATTGCCGCCGCAGTGTCGTCGTCGATATCCTCGGAGGAAATCAATTCGACCTGGTTGGCGACTGCAAAGCGCAACGAACCGTCCTCGATCTCACCTTCCATGCCTTCCGCGTCCACGAACGCCACGTCCGCCTGCGAGAACCATTTCACGGCTTTGCGAATGTCGCTAAACCCAATTTTAGCCAGTTCCGAAATAACCTGATCGGCGGTGATTTGCGTTCGTTGGGAGCGTTCTGCGACCGCTACCTCGATCGCTTGGGCCACTGAAGTTTTCTGAAGCAGTTGGTATCCCTGCTGTTCGGCGGTTTTGCGACTGAAACCAGCCCTTATCGCTGCCTGTGTCGCGTTGAGGTCGATCAGGTATTCCTCGACAAAGCGCTGCTGTTTTGCGGTGAGGCTCATCCCCGGCCCCTTCCATAGTTGACGATGTAGATTGTCGGCGTTTCGGCAGGCAGGACGGTGACGACCGTTTCGTGGTCGAGCACGATGCGCTGGCCTGTGCCGAGCCGGACGTAAGGCGCGCCGAACATTGCAGCGGCTTCGATGGCCTTGGACGAGAGCGCTGCGATGGCGGCGGCTTCACTGCAATTACGGACCCGCTGTTGATAGCGTTCGATCGCGTGGGTCGTGACGTGGAGGGTCATGCCAAACCTCCAAGCGGGACGGATAGGGACAGATCGGGACGGTTTTTACCTATGACCAGATTCCTGCGCGCGTATTCGTTATTGATTGATCTGATCCGTCCCATCCGTCCCGATGTGTCCCGAATGCTTGAAAAACAGCAACTTACAAATTCGCCAATCTGTCCCGAATGTGTCCCGAAACGGCGTTTATCCGTCCCGAGCCATTGCGTTTGCGCGCAACAATCTTGCTTTGTAAGAAAAAGCGGCCTTTTTATGAACGGCGTTCGGGACGGATTGAAAGCGGGTTTTTTCATACCGGATAGCCTTGATCTGGATCGTAATCGTGTGGCTTGAGAGCGACGCCTTTGAAGATGCGCTGGCGTGTTCCGCCCGGCATTCTGGAGGGCATGAAACCGCGTTTTTGCATCATCGAATTGAAGCGCTTTTGGCTTCCCGCTTCCTCGCCGGACGACCTGGCGAAGCGGCACCAGCTTTCATAGAGTTTGCCGGTTTCATCCCATTCGCGCAGGCCGAGATTGCAGTCGACTTCGATCCACTGGCCGAATACGTCCTGCGCTTCGAAATAGGCCGCTGTGGCGTCCTGCATGGCGCGCGGGTGCGAAAGTCCATGCTCCTGCCACCGCAAGCAACCGGCTATCATCCAGGCGAGGATTTGCGGCCATTCCCTGACCAGTTTTTCCTCGAGCATCCGGTCGGGTTTGGTTGGCTTGTTATCGAACGGCACGATGCGAAAGCGGCGACGCATGGCCTCGTCGACGTTGTGCATCACCGGCGCATGGTTGCCGACGATCGTCAGCTTGAATTGCGGAACATAAGTGAAATTGTCGCGGCGCATGAAACGAGCGGTGATCGGATCTGCGCCCGTCATTTGCTTGATGCGGCTTTCCGCCCATGCTTTGCCTTCCTCGGTTTCGCTCGCGGTAACGAGGCGCGCGCCCTTGAGCATGGCGATGTCTGTGCTGTGCTTCTCGCCGCGTGATGCGGTGAAGGTTTCCATCGCTGCGGTGACGGCATAATCGCCAAGCAGGCGCGTGAACGTATTGATAAAGACGCTCTTGCCGTTCCCGCCGCCGCCGTGGACGAAAAGCAGCGCGTGTTCGCGCGTGTCGCCCGTCAGCCCATATCCGCACCATTCCTGCAGGAAGTTGATGACCTCGGCATCGCCGCGCGTTGCCTCATCAAGAAATTCGAGCCAGCGCGTCGGCTCGCCCGCCTGCGGGGTCGTCGCGGTCTGCTTGGTGATGAAATGATCGGGCTTTGCCGGCAGCAATTTGCCGGTGAGAAGGTTTATCGTGCCGCCAGGCGTGCCAAGCAACCATTTGTCGGCATCCCATTGTTTGGAAGTCGCGGCAAGGCGCGGATCGGCGCGGGCAAATAATTCGGCGCCCTTGGCGACGCTCGCTTTCGACATGCTTTTCTTGCCTTCGCCCATCCGGCGCATGATCTCGCGCGCATAATGGAGCCCGCGCGCGGTTTCATCGGCAACCCAACGATCGCCCTCCCATTCGAACCAGCGGCCCGAATTATGGTCGAAAAGCAGGTTGCCGGCGTATTTCTCCGCGAAAGCGTTGGCAATCGCGTCCTCGCTCACCTCTGGCGCGGGCATATCAACTTCGACTTGCGTTGAGATTGGCTTCGGCATCACGCGCTAAGTTCCCCTCGTTCCAGGGCTTCCAGCGCGTCGGCGAAATCCCACCCTTCTTCTGTCGGAGCCTCGATCGAGACTTCGATGCCGCTGCGTATCCAGACGCGGGCGCATTTCTGCGCCGCCTCGATGCCTGCCGCGTCATTGTCGGCGTAGATCTTGAGGTTTCTGACGCCGCCAAGCGCCTGCAAGGCGGCGATCGAACCGGCCGAAAGTGCCGCCCATACCGGCTTGCGGAATAGCTTGATGACCGCGAGGCCAGTCTCGATCCCTTCGCAAACACCTATGTCGGTGTCTGCTTCATGGCTCGAAAGCATGACAACGCCGCCGTGGCAGGGACCGAGCATCTTGCGGTCGATCTTGCGACCGTCAGGCGTAAGCGCTGTCCGGTGAATGCCCATCGGGTTGCGGTCGCCAGGATTGCGCACCAGCGCGACCATAGCGGGCAGATAGCTTTGCTCGCCCGCCTCGCCCTTTCCGAACGGACAGCGTGGATGATAGCGCAGGTCGGGGCATTCTATCCCATGCCCCATGCGGCGGTTTATCAGGTAGCGCTCGACGAGCGTTCCGCGCGGCTCGCGGGTTTCCTGCCATATTCGCATCGCCGCATCGCGCAGGCTAGATGCGTGTTTCGGATCTGTATGGACCGGCCGGACAGGCGGGACATATTCGCCGATGCCTTCGATCCAGCGCAGGGCCCCGGCAGTGTCGCACCTGCGTTCGCGGCGGATCAGGTCGAGGACGCCGCCGCCTTCGCCCGCTTCATGGTCGAACCATCGGCCATTTACTACGTCGATCGAGAGCGAACCGCGCCGGCCATAGCGCCAGTCTGTCCCGCGCCTTTCCTTCGACGTAGGATCGCCAAACAGCGCTTTGGCGACGGTCGGCATGAGTTGTGCTATGTCAAGGCGCTCGCTCATGCCGCCTCCAATCCGTGCTGCGTGATCCAGAGGCGCGTTTCGTCGTCGGATAGATGGCCATGTTGACGGGCGAGCATAATGCGAAATTTCATCTCGGCGGGATCATCGCTTGCGGCGAGAATGCCTTGCTCGACGGTGCGCTTTGCGAATGCCTTGAGATCGAACGCGCCGCTTTCCCGCTGCGAAGGGATCGGATCATGCCGCATCACCCGATCCCCTTGCTGACCGGGAAGCCTTGCTCGCGTAGCCAGGCGGCTGCAGCGTAGGGCGAGAAGAAACATGCCGCGGGGACGCCGAGTTCAACCATGCGATTGCCGAACTCGATTTGATTGCGCGAAAGCCGACCGGGGCGCCCGTTCTTGTCGAAGCCTTTGAACTCAAGGTAGGCAACGAGCGGCCCGCGCCAGATCGCTATCAGGTCGAAAACGCCGGATTTGATGCCTTCGCGGATTGCCTGTTGCGGGTTGCGCTTGCCAGCGTTCGCATTGGCATAGATCGCAACGCGGGGCGCGCCGTAGCGCATGAGTTTGAGAAACGCCGTTTGGCGCTGCAATTCGGTCCAGTCCTTGCGGCCGTCCGGCGCTTCGACGTAGAACGCCGGTACCGGATCGAGGTCCGCCTCGGGGATGGAAAGCAGCGCGTTCATGCCACCCTCGCTTTCACTTCCGCGATCAGCTTGAGCGCTTCGGGGGATTTTCCGTGATTTTCGTGGTAGCCAAAGCGACGATTTGCCTCTTGGCGCGCGTCAGCCGCTTCCTGCACTGTGGGGAACACGCCTAAGCGATAAACTTTTCCTTCGTGGCGGATTTGGACGTTCCACATGCCCGTGCGGCGATCGGCATACACGCCGGTGATACCGCTTTTGTTGTTGCTGGACAGAACTTGATTGCGCGCATTTTCTGCGTGTGACACATCGCGCAGGTTCTCAATCCGGTTGTCAGTTCTATTGTGGTTTATATGGTCGATTTGGCCGACCGGATGCCGCCCGTGGTAGATAGCCCAGCAAACCCTATGCGCGGGAAGTATCTGGCCGAATACTCCGCCCGTCAGATACCCGCTCCCGCAGATCGACCGGAGTGCTGGACGATTGGCGAAGCGCGCGTTCCAAGCCGCCGCTAAGTGATCCGCAGTTTTATGCTTAGTCTTTTTGAAAAGCGCAGGCGATCTCTTTCGCCAGGTCAGCATCCCCGTGGTGGGATCGTATCTCAGGATATCGCGCAACTTCTCTGGCGTCGGATATCTAGACATTACCCCACCCTCCCGCGCTTTTCAGCCTCGACCATCTTCGCGCCCTCGGGCCTCGGAATCCCATAAGATCGCTCGAGCGTTTCGATCTCGTCGCCGGTCAGCTCGCGCTTGTAGGTGAGGTATGTGATCGCGGCTGCGCGCTTTTCGGCCTTGGTGCGTTGCTGGCGTCCGTAGCGGCTCATGCCACCGCCTCCAGCATCGCCCGCGCCTCGGCGGCGGGTATTCCGTAGGCTTTGCGAAAGCGGCAATAATCGCTTTTCAGGTGCGCAGGGCAGTCAGGCCAGATCGGCGGGCGACCTGGACGCTTCCCGAGCGCGATTTCATTCTGTCTGCGCTTGCTCAACCGCGCACGCATGGCTTTGACTGCTTGCGGATGA